CGCCGCATACATAATGAATCGAATTGTCTCTTTACAGGACATCGAAGCTGACCTCAAGAAGGCTGGAAGAAAACTATCCAAGCGCGACGCCGCGTTACTTAAGCGAAATACTGATTTTGCAAAGAAAGCTTTTGGTCTCAAGGATAGTGACATTAAGGCTCGTCGCTTTGGCGATATGGCAACTCTTGCTCAATACTCTCGTGACGGAATTAATCTTTCCCGTCGCAAGCGTGGTGCAAACGGTAAGTGGGTTTATGACAAATCAAAGCGTGCAAAATTTGCACGAAAAGGTGGCACCATACAAAAGCGAACCATAAAAGAAGAACACGACATTAGGGGTTCTGTTCCTTCTAGAACAACGGTAAGCGCATCAGACAAAAGCAAAATCGGACGAGAGGCAACGAAAGTCGGTGGTGGTACATATCTTGGCTTTACTGCGCCAAAACAATTTCGCGAGGCTCGCAAACGTTTTTATGACAGAGTCGGGAAGAAGGGCCCAATTTCGTATGGAACGTCAAAGCCAAGAAGAATTAGAAATGAAGACGACCTGGACAGATTGAATATTGCCAAAAATGCACAAGGTCGTTCGCTAAGACCGAGACTTGTAACCTCTCGCCCTGGTGGCCGCCGAAAGGCTACTGCCCCAACAAAAGCGCAGGCTAAACGAACAAGGCAAATTCAAACGGCTGGTCGTGGCAAGGGCAAGATGAGCACGGCGAAGAAAGTAACCAAAGCCAAGAGACCAAGAAGATAACTAGCTATTCGCTAGCTGAAAGAAATATATTTTCCCAATCCCCGAGGTCGACAGCATCTGCTGAGGCGTTGCTTTCATCTATTTCTTCTTCGTAGAAAGCCTCCCCGTCTTCACCAAAACTTTTTTCTATAAGCATTTGCTTAATGCTTTCAACTGGATTGAGCTCGGCCAATATTTTTCCATCTTTTGTTTCGCCGATTACCTTAAGGTTCAATGCTCCCATGCATAAGACAGCTATATCCCAAATGTAGAGAACAAACTCTTCCACCTGTTCATCTGTTGAAAAGTCTTCATTTTCTTCAAAAAAGTAGTACAGAACCTCCGATATGTGGTTGGCAATATCGACAATGTGTTCTTTTTGCTGTGCTTTTGAAATTCTCACAATATCTGTTTCTGAATTTGGCATAGAACGAACGTAGCACACGGTTGGGTCTTTTGCGTTCGGTCAACACCATTGATAAGTGTTAAAATTTAATATCCGCAAATTGCAATAATTATTTGACGAGAGGAAAACATGCTCGTATCAATTTCTGACATCAAGAAATATATGGATATTTCTTTGACAGCTCGGCAGGAAGATGCCGCAGAAATGATTCTTGCTGGCCTCCAGAGTGAGCTCGAGTCATACCTTCGCAGACCAATCGAAGTCCAAGAATTTACAGAAGAACACCGACTCAATGCCTCTCATACCGGAATCCCCATGGGGACATTTTTGACGGCGAATGATAATTCTTACAATTATAGTTTTGACAGTAGCCCAAGAAATGACATGACGACTTGGGCAAGCCCTCCTCCAGCTGTTTATTTTAAAAATACTCCGATTGTTTCAATTACGGAAGTTAAAGTAAAACCAATTTTTGGAACAGAAAAAACATTAGAAGCAGAAACTGATTACGTAACTCGTCCATATGGAATAGATTATTACTACGGATACGCCGACGACCTAATTACCGTTACATACGAGGCTGGTCTTGATGGTGCATCAATACCAGTACTAAAACTTTTAATTCTGAGAGCAGCTTCGCGCGAGATGCAAAATATGCATGATGATGTTGTTTCGGTAAAAGATTTAAACACAAGAAATGTTGGTCCGCTCGTTACTGGATTCCTCGATACAGAACTTGCTTCTGTTCGAAAATATAGGAGAGTAAGGGCGTAGCAAGTGTCTAAAAGAACACATCTTGTTGATATCAAGGTAACGATAAATGTCAAGTCAGATGAGGCCCAAGACAGACTCGAGGGCATGCTCGACAGAATGAAAGATTTTGGTCCTGTTCTTCGTCACGCTGGCGAAAAATTAGAACGAGCATATTCTGAAAATTTCACAACGATGGGAATGATGTCAGCAAAAGCAATGCTAAAAGGTGCATGGCCACCGCTTGACCCACAGTACGCAGCATGGAAGGCGCTTAGATATCCAGGCGCACCACCACTTGTTCAAACAGGAGAACTTTTTAGAAGCGTTGCAAATCTAACAAAAGGTCCTATCAATTTTGTTAGTGACCACGAAGCATCATTTGGCGTTTATGGGAAAATAGCAAAGTTCCATCAGTACGGAACTGAAAATATGCCAGCGCGCAAAATAATTTTTGTTCCAAGAGATTTTGATAGAGACATGGGTAAAGCAATAACTAGATACATCAAGTACGGGAGTCAAATTACATGATTGATTTGATGAACGGTTCTCATTTTGCAAAACAGTATGTAAACACATACCTACAGCAAGATATCCCAATACGGCTCATTCGTTATAGAAACGGATGGAATCTTGACTCAACCGCATTGCCTGACCCTGAGGAGTATCTTGCGCATGAACCATTGGCAATCGACCACTGGCCATCAATAATTACTGTTGCGCTTTCTACTGCTGGATTAACAAGAATTGGATTTGCGGGTCCTGACCCGCTTTATCGTATTTCGTATAACATGCGCACATATACGTGGGTTCGCTCAGAAGGAAGCCCTGAAACAACATTAATGCGAGATAGATTGACAACTGTTGTTAGGTCTGCATTACTTGACTATCCATGTCTTAAAGCATTTGACGCACGAACATCATTTAGGGCTGTTATAGATGAATCAACGTTCCGTGAAGAGTTTTCGGATATTACGCTTCTCAAGGGTGACAGGTTTATGGCTGGTTCATTTATTGGATATACCCTTGAAATAGATGAAGTTGTAACGAGAATGGATATCGGAACAGTTGATGAAATCAATCTTGTAGTAAAATCTTCATCGCCGGGCCAGCAACTTAATGGCGAAAACCAAATGCAGGATGCCGGACTTCCAGACCTAACAACCGATGACAACCAGTCAGCGAGTGTTTCGGTTACTGGATGAAGTTAAATAGATAGTTGCATAAAATAATCACTCTTTATCTGTACAATTGAACTCAACATACGGGATACAAGCCCAGTAAGAAAAACAGGAAGGTCCTATGCCTGGTGTAGTAATTTCAACTTCAGTCAGAACCGGCCCATCAACGGCAACGGTTCGACAGTCATCACAGCTCTTCATCGTTGGTCTTGCTGAGCGCGGCCCATCAACTGAAGCCGTCCTCGTAGAAAGCATCGCTGAATTCGAAGACGTTTTTGGCGGATACAAGTCTGATTCATATTTGCACCCACTGGTTGAGTGCTTCTTCGAGGAAGGCGGCACACGTGCATTTGTTGCACGAACAGTTGGTGCTTCAGCAACCGTCGGAGAGCTGACACTCCAGGGTGGTGGGCAAGACGCAATGACACTCACCGCAAATGGTGCTGGCGATTGGTCGTCTGATGTTTCTGTTGAGGTAACACACCCAACTGGTTCAACATTCAAAGTCAATCTCTACTACGGTGGCGACCTTGTCTACACAACTGGTACAGTTTCTTCAACATCGCAAGCAGTGGGAAGAATTAATCTCAGCGCAGTTGCGTCTCAGTATGTTGTTGCATCAGTCGACAATGATTCAATCATCCCAGGAATAATCTCAGCAACAGCACTATCTGCTGGAGATGCTGACGAGGGTTCAGTAGATGATGATACATTTATCGATTCACTTGAACTCTTCAATGATGCTTTGGGAACTGGAGCGGTTGTATGCGCTGACTCATACTCAGATGACATTTCAGCCGCATTGGTTGCGCACGGAAATTCTTACAACAGAATTGCTCTCCTCTACGCAGCGGAAGGCGCGACAGCAAATACTGTAAAGAATCTTGCTGGAACGGTTGCCGCAGAGAACAATGCAGAGCATGCAGCTGTTTACCACCCATGGGTTGAGATTCCAACCTCAGTGGCTGGCGTAACACGCTTCATTCCGCCAGTTGGATATGTTGCTGGCAAGCGAGCAGTTGCTCACAACCAGACTGGACCGCATCTTCCAGCAGCAGGTCTCGTATCTGCGGCTCGATTTGTAGTCGGCCTAAAGAGCGACATTAACAAGACCGTTGGTGATGACCTAGATGAAAATTCAGTCAATGCACTGAGAATAATCCAGAACACGGTGAGAATCTACGGTGCTCGCTCATGCTCGACTGACACAGACAACTTCCGCTACATCACACAGCAGGATGTTGTTAACTCAATCGTCTCTGAGTGTTACCGCTCTCTCGAGGACCTGGTGTTTAGCCCAATCGATGGCCGAAACACAATTTTCGCAAATGTCGAGGCACGACTTGTCGTGATTCTTGCAGCGATGAGAGACCTAGGTGCTCTATACCCAGCATTCGATGCAAATGGAAAACAGCTAGATAACGGCTACACGGTCAAGTGTGATGCATCAATCAACCCAGCATCACAGCTTCAGACTGGCCTAGTCAAGGCAAGAGTTGGCCTCCGGGTCAGCAGCGTTGGCGACCAGATTGAAATCGACATTGTTAAGTCGAACCTGACAGCGTCAGTCGTATAACGGAGGATAAAACATGGCAAAAATAGCGCAGAGACAAGTACTTGCGGAAATATTCCCAAGCAACTTTGCCAATAACGCAAAACAGCAGACCAACGTGCAGGCCAACCTGCCGAAGTGGACTGGGTTTAAGTTCGCACAAGTCTCTGGCGGTGAAATAACTGCATCAGTTGAGAAAATCTACGAAGGTGGAAAGTCTCGCCCAACAGTTCTTTGTGCCCCATCCGAGATTGGCGACATTACGCTGACAGCCCACTACGACGATGACAATATCCCAGCCGATACGGCTGCAGGTATTGCTGCAAAATTGCAGACACTTCGCAAGTACGTCGGTGTTGCTTACTACAACATTACTGTATCTGTTTACGACTGCGATATTAAAGACCCAACAAACGACCGCTACTACTACGATGCGCTTCTTGTTGGCATCACTGAGCCAGAGGGTGACTCATCTTCAGGTGCTCCGGCGACGTTTGCTCTT